AGAGGAGTAGTCCCGCAGAGTCCTTAGCACAGCATCAAGGAAGTCCTTGGACGCCCCACTACCGTAAGGATACCCAAGGATTTCACTGGCGTTGGCAAATCCAGTGATACCCAGACCCATACGACGCTTTGCCAGAGCCTCTTCTTTTTGGGCCTCCAGAGGATACAGCGAGATGTCTACTACGTTGTCCATAGCCCTGACCACGTTACGGATGTCACGAATCATGTGCGCGTAGTCGTAGTAATAATTGTGTGTCTCCAAGTCGTACTTGGTGTACTTGACCAAGTTGAACGAACCAAGAAGGCAAGCACCGTTAGGCGGGAGCGGCTGCTCAGAGCAAGGGTTAGTTGCACTGATGTTCTCGCAATACCACAGGTTGTTGTACTCGTTGATGCGGTCAAGGAAGATGACGCCCGGTTCTGCGTAGTCCCAAGTGCTCATCATGATTTCGTCCCAGAGGTCGCTGGGGTCAATCGTGGCGTAATCCTTGCCCTTATAGTGCAGGGTGTACGGCTTCTTGTTGATGAGGGCTTCCATGAAGTCATCTGTAATGCCCACGGAGATGTTAAAAGCCGTCAGGGCATGGGAATTCTGCTTGGCGCGGACAAATTCAAAGATGTCAGGATGGCTTACCGGAAGGATACCCATCTGTGCGCCTCTACGGTGGCCTGCTGAGCTTACTGTCTTGCAGACGGCATCGTAGATGTGCATGAAGCTTACAGGGCCGCTGGCGGGGCTCCCAAGGGTCGTAATACGGTCTCCAGCGGGCCTTAGGGAGCCGAAGTTGTAGCCGACCCCACCACCCCTGCGCATTGTCTCAGCGGCCTCTGTAGCCCTCTGCATGATGCCGTTGTGGCCTGTAAAGTTGTCGTCAATGTCACCCGACACAAAGCAGTTGTAAAGGGTTACGGCACGGCCAGAGCCAGCACCAGTCTGGATACGTCCAGCCGGAAGGAACCGCTGGTTCAGGAGGCAGTCACGGAACTCAGCTTCGTGGACGCCATCGTCAGACAACGCACTTGCAATACGACACATGGACTCCTCGAAGGATTCTCCGGGGAGACGGTACTTTTCACTGTGAAGCTGTTGGGAAATCTTGAGTTTTGGGCCAAAGGTGGTCACGCGGGTGTTACTCCGTTATAAGAAATACGCAAGGAAAAGGATGGAAAGGTCAGTATAACATGGGGTTTACTTAACCCGCATAACCCCGGCGTTTACGTCGTGGACCATGTTGGACCGGATGGAATAGAACCGGGTTCCCCACTGGTCAAGCTCTTTTTCAACGACAAACTTCACCCCGTAGAGGGGGATTCCCTGAGAACGGTAGTAGTCCTTGATACGTTCAATCAGATTGTGGGCACTTTTAATATCACCGAGATAATCAGTCACAGCTTTACACCTTTTTCGCGCAGCGAACGACACAAAGATTCAATTCGAGAGAACACTAATGTTACCTTTTCTGAAGGTACACAAGCAAGTGCAAACTCCTGACCTTTCTCGGTTTCTTGTTCGTGAAAGAATCTAATAGCGTCGTAATAGTTGTTGAAGTTCTTTTCGATCAGATGGTGCGTAATTAAATCCTTCAGATGTTGATCCAGTACACCTCTCCAAAGACGTATCTGCCCTTCCATTGTGGCGGCAGGAATGTCGATGGGCATGTTGATGAAGTACCCGTTGTGCAGGATTTTACGTAACTTGGTTGTCTTTTGCCTGACCTTAGTCTTTAGATCACTCATGTTGACATTTCGTCCAACCAAGCCTTGGGGAGGTTAAGCCCGACGTGGTACGTAATTCCGTTCTTCTTACACCAATCTGAGTACCTAGTTTCACTACGCTTGGAGATACGATTGTCCTGCTGGAAGATCATTCGGATGTCCTTATCCGGATGTGACTTCTTCACAAGCAACATTTTCTTGCGATCTGTAGGAGAGAAGAAGCCCTTTACTTCGAAGTAGATACTCTTGTCAGGGACAAAGAAGTCAGGGGTATAGACGCGCTCTTCTTCAACAATGTAAGGAAGCTTGTGTGGTTCGTAGAAGTGAAACACACGCTTCTCACGAAGGTACCCTGCGAACTTTTCCTCTGCCCCACTGCGGTACTTTATTTTTGTTTTTGTCTTCTTCTTCATGGCTGGGCTCTTCGTCCTCTTCTTCTTGTACAATCAAACGCTTCAGATCAAAACCAACGGCGGGAGTAAGTTCTTTGCCTTCACCAGTTTGACTAATGTACCAATCAAGGCCGTTAGCCATGCCTTGAATCCGTCCAATGTTAATGGACAAGATGTGAATGTCTTTAGCCGTGGTGAGTCTAATTTGGTCAAGGTCTTCAGCTATTGACAGCAGGTTCTTCTGAAACTGAAGGATCAACGGGTTCGTTGCCATTTGAAGTTTTCTTTGCTCCGCTCTGTGGCTCTTTAACTAGTTTGGTGAAGTAGGCTTTACCGTCTGCGTATTGATGTTCGATCAGACCGTTACCGTCGTTTGAGTCAGCCCAACAAGCGTGCTTGAACTCACAAAAAGTGCAAAGACGATGAAGGGTCATGTTACCGCTCTTGCCGCGAGGCACTTCCGGGTAGCATTTGTCGGGTGGCGGAGTGTCGTGCTCTACGTCAATGCGTGCTTGTTCGATCTTTTTGTGCACGTCAGGGATGTCAAAAGCACGGTCAAGAATGACTGAGGTCATCTCGCCATTCTCTTTGTTGATGACGAGGAAAGCGCCCTCTTGATCCTGCTCGTCTTCCATATAAAGACCAAGCTGGTATTTGTAGCCGAAGGGGTCGCTGTTCTGGTCGTTGCCAAGCAGGAAGTCCCCGTTGGCAAACTTCTTGAAGGAAAAAGAAGAAGCGGATTTTACGTCTACGACTGTACCGTCGATTCGACAGTCTTTCTTTCCAGAAACACCGTTGACTTCAATCCGCTTCTGTTCTTCAGTTACACTATGCCCAGTTTCCTTAGCGAGGAGTAACACCAAGTTTTCGATAAGGGAGCCGTACAAGAAAACCATACGGTTCTGGGCACTTAGTTGTGGTCGTTCCGCTTGTGGAGTACGAAGCGAGTACCACAAACGCCTTCGCGGGAGCCCGATGTTGGAGGCAACAAGCTTCTTTTCTTTTTGACTTCTTTTATTCCGCGTGAAGGCGTCTCGGATAGTGGCTTCCACATTAGTAAGAAACTCGTGGAGGCCATCTTCCGAAAGCTCACTTTCGGGATTCTCTAGGAACTCATAAATGTCACCGATCAAACCCCGAAAGTCTTTTGTCATGGTGGGTTAGATCGCGTCGTTCGCGTCAGCTTCAGGGGTGGCGGCAACTGTAAAGCCACCATCCACCGACTCAAACGAAGGCTTACGCTCGTAAGGGACCAGTTCAAGCACCTGTACGGCCTGAAGCAGGGCAGTCACTTCACCCTCCCCGTAGGTAAACGGGATGAACTTGACGCGGACGAGAGAGTCGTTGCCAATCAGGACGGACGGCGGAACCGGGTTGTTCTTGGCGTCAACAATCGTCGGGCCGTTGAAACCGTCACGCACCTTTGTCTTGATCGTGACAAACGGGTACTTGTGCTTGTCGGTAGGCTTCTTGACGTTCAAGCCGTGCGACTTGGCCTTCTTGATGGCTTCGTCAGTGTGAAGCATCAGATCGATCTTGTACGAAGGCAGGATACGCTTTGAAGGATTGCCCTTGTCTGGTGAGTGAAGGAACGCATACATTGCAAGACCTTCAAGGATGTCGGACTTAACGGGGGCCTTAGCGGCATTCTTTGGACTAGCCATAATCATCAATCTCCTTAAATTTATTCAGCTACATCGCTGTTGAGATTTTCAACAACTTCTTTCAGCGTGGGAAAATACAGCGTACGTTGCATCTGCACAGGGGGTCTATTAGACTCCTGAACAAAGTACGTCTTCGAAACAATAAACCCATTCTCAATGGCTTGGGCATTAAATCCAAGCAAAGTCTGGGTTGCAACACCCTGCGGAAGAAGCAGGGGGGCGTTACTTGCGGACATCAATAAGTTTTCCTTCAGTGAACTTCGGCCCAATTCAGACCTACCTTAAACGCTCCAGCCAATGGACACTTTGAACCTAGGTGGGTACCCGCGTCAGCGATGCTTGTGGCAATCGTGTTGCCAACAAGAGCGGCCTCGCTGTGACGTGCTTCAACCAAGAATTCATCGTGAACCATTAGCCTTTGCTTAAACCAGATGCCATCCCTTTTGAGTTTGGTCTGGTACAAATCCATGGACTTCTTCATTACAATCGCTTCGAACGACTGCAAAGCAACCGCCATGGACTTATGGGGTTTTTCCTTGTCGAGTCGTATCAACCGACCGTCAAGGGCAATATGATAACCACGCTCGACTTCCTTGTCAAGGCGTTGTTTGAAAGCTTTTAGGAAGGGAAATCTGGCGTAAAACCGCTCAAGAAGCTCTTTACCTTTCTCTACGTCGTCACCACCAAGAACCCAAGCGAGCTTCTTGGCACCGCCGCCCATCAAGAAAGCGTAGATAAAAGTCTTAGCAACAGAGCGAGTGCAATTGAGTACACCAGCGTGCACGTCGTGAATGTCAGCACTAGGATCAGAAACAATAGAGACGTATTCAGGGTCGTTGCCGTAATGAGCAAGGCCACGTAGCTGAATACCACTGGCGTCGCAATCAATAAAGCAAAAATCCCGAGGAATCTCAACAGAAAAAAGCTCTCTGGCTTCATAGCCCCACATTCCTTTCAAACCACGATCTTTGGTAGCCCTAGGGATGTTCTGAAGATTAGGGCTATTCGAGGACATGCGGTGTGTCGCAGCCCCCATCGTGTTTACATATCCGTGTAGGTAGTTCTTCCCGTCCACGAGTTCAAGGAGCTGCTTACACAGCCCGTTGCGAGAATAGGCCATAAGGTAGTCGCCAAGCATCCGAACCTCTTGCGGGGCGGTGTCTGGGAGGTTCTTAAAGGAGTCCTCGGTAATCTTGGGAGCCCCTTTAGGTGTAAACTCAGTAGGAGTCCAACCAAGGTCAAGCAGCCTTTCTACCCGTTGTGGAGCGGAATTGAGATTAAAAGGCTCAAAATAAATGCTAGAGAAGTCACCGCCAACAGTGCTTGAATCCAACTCTTGTCCAAAAGACCGCATCGCCCATTGTCCATCTTTAGTTCTCCTTGGTGTATATTCGCGCAAAAATCTAGGTTTAGGAACAAACCGTTTAGTAATTTCGTGTTCAAGATGCTGGTAGTACCGTTGGGTTTCCACAAACATCTCGTGTAACTTTTGAGGATTGATGTAGACACCATCCCGCCGTTGCTGGGAGATGTGTATCTGCGCACGGTGCTCTAGGTCTACTGACTCAACAGAAAAACCCCGGAGTTCTTTCTCGCGGAGTTCTTTGTAAATTTTTTCTTGAATCAGCACATCGTTTCGACACCGTTCGACCATGATAGGACTGAACTCAGCCCATTGATTGTCATCAATCTCGGTCTTCATTATACCAAACTTAGTGCCCCAAGCCTCTACAGAATGCCCCCCGGGGCGCATGGGGAACGCCAAGCGGGACAGGACGTAGGTGTCCCTAGGTACCACCTTCGGATTGTTGAGAAGGTCGATACCTAGGACTTGGTTAAACCAGTGGAAGTCGAAGTCAATACCATTGTGAAATACAAGTCTAACTTCATCACAACTAGCGCAAGTTTCGTCAATCCAAGCTGATAACTCAGATAACTTTCTTGCGTCTGGTATCTGGTCAACGTACACGTCATTCACAAAAGTTACACAAAGAGGGCCGAGGTACTCCTTGAATACGACACACCAGAACCGATCCGGTGTTAGCGAATTGGCTTCGGAGTCTCCTACAAAGGTGCGTACGTGTTTGGTCACTCACTTCTCCCAATTCCTTTGTATTCCTGCATGAAGGAACCCTTAGACTTCCTCCGAGCTTTCAAGGTCTTTGTTGAAGCGCGCGTCTTCTTCGGTGATGAGCTTCTGGATTTCTTGGTACGTGTAGGCTTTGAGTCTTGAGGTGGGCTTATCCCACACAAGGTAGCAAGCAGGTCCAGTTTCACCTGTATATCTGTTTTTAAGGATTCGCAAAGTTGTGACGTTTCTTTCGACCATGTTTTCTGCTTGGCCGTTCCGTTCAAGACCGACAACGATGTCAGCGAGTTGCCCAATTCCCGCAGAACCTCTAAGTTGCGAAAGAGACGTGACACCTCCTTCTTCATGGCTGACTGAATCATTTGACCTCCTCAAGTGTGATACAAGAAACAAACAAATATCCAACTCCTGCACGAGTGTGCGGAGCTTAGTCATGATGGAGTCGAGGGCTTTTCGCTCATCGCCACTAGACCCATCAGAAACAATGATGCTGATGTGATCAAGAAAGATATACTTAGCACCAAAATTATTGGCGATAAATCGTACCTGACTACACACAGTATCAACGTCGTTAGACCCAAAATGGTCCCAAAATATCCAACGATCATTATCGAATAAAGTAGCCCACGCTTCACGTTTCTTCTCCGGTTCAACCACATTCTCAGGCAGTCTGAGATTGGTATTCAATTCAAGGCTTACAAGGTCCTTTACAGTACGTTTTACAGACTCTTCAAGGAACATGCAACCGATCTTTGACTCCGGTACGTTCTTGAACAAATGGTAGGCCAGTTCACGAAGCACTGCTGTCTTACCCACACCACTACCTGCGGTGAAGACGATAAGCTCGCTTGTCCTGACCCCGTGGAGGAGGTCATCAAGCCCTTGCCACGGATAAGGCACGCTAGGCGTCTCTGTCTCGTTGATCAGAAGGTCCAGCGTGGCTTGCCCTTGGATCAGCCCCTCAGGCGTGTACGGAGAGCTATTCCACCACTCACGGGTAAACACCTTGAGCAGTTCAGAGGCTTCAATGAACTTCCCCTGTCCCTCCAAAGAGGAAATCTGGGCGAGGTACTCATTAGAGTCCTTACCGCGCGACAGATTGGTGATCTTTACCTTGCTCTTGTCAAACAGCGAAGCAAACTTCTGAGCAGCCTTGCGACCCGGCTCGTCCATGTCACCGCAGTAGATCACTGACTCAAAAGAATCAAGGTAGTCCTTGTCCTCTTGCGTGATCCTTGCCGAAGCACCGTTACGCAGAGACACACAAGCGTACTTGGAGCCCATCATCTCGTAGCAAGAGATAGCGTCGTATTCACCCTCGGTGACGGTAATGAACTTGCCACCACGGGGGAACTTGTTGGCTCCAAACAAACCGCTTGCCTGAAAGCCTCCGGGGCCTGTGTGCTTGACGGAAAAGGACTTGTCCAAGTACCTGATCTTTTCAGCGACAGGCTTGTTCTCGTACGAGTAATACGGGAACGATACGAGCCCTTCCTTGGAGATACCTACTCCGTAGAAGTTCAACGAGTCCTTCTTGAGTGCACGGTGGTTGGCTTCAAACGGCTTGAAGTCCCCAATTACCACGTTGTTTGTTTGTACTTCCTTAGTTTCTTCCATCTGTACTCCTTCACGTACCCTGTAAGTACGGTCACACGAAAAACATTTCTTGTACTGGGATTTGTCTTGGGTATTCTCGTACAGGGTAGCCGCGTCGCTTGAATCACATTTCTCGCAGTGGATATGTGATTTAAGGGCTACGCTCCGCATCGGAATCCTGTAATTTCAAGCATGTCCAAGGTGTTGAGCTTATAAGGGGCTTTCACACCAAGGTCCTTCACAAAGAAAGGAACTTTAGCGTTTTTGTACGTACAAGTCAACGTCTTGTTTTTGTAGGTAACTTCAACAACCCGCTTCTTGGTGGTCTTCAGTTCCCAAGACAAAGGCCAAATCTTGTCGTAGAATTCAATGTGATTTACTGTTGGCATACTCATCGGTAGTACTCCTTCTGTGTTAACGTGACATCATCAAATAAAAAAGCCCACAAAGAGTGAGCATGTAAAAGAAAAATACAAGGATCGCACTGATCCCTAGGCTTGTTTCAACGTCCATTGTTCTGCCATTGCTTGTGCAATGCCCTTAAAAGTTCTTGACGCATTTCGTGCTCGTTCTTTTTTCGTACCACTTATACCGTGACTCCATTTTGACAAGCGCCATCCGTTGGTCTTTACGTAGAATTCTCCCTTGCCTACGATCTGAGTAGGTGTAAGCTTGGGTAGGTTCTTGAGCCAAAGGCAAGTAGGCTTGTTTGCTTCGTGTCCAAACTGCCAAGGGTGTACAACTTGTGTTGGACCTTTTGGAAACAAGGGCCAGTTCTTACTCAAGTAACCAACTGGGTTTTCAATTGCAATACGCTCGCAAGGAGCCTTGGCAAGCGTATCTACAAATTCAAGTGCTTTGTGTGTAAGTTCCCACCGCTCTGGGCGCTTGTGGTTCCACCAGATGCCCATAGTAGCCAAGTAAGTACAAGGTGGGTGGAAGATCATTAAGTCCCATCCAGCGTCAAGGTGATTAAGTACATCATCTTGAATGTGGAATTCACTGTTGTCTTCGCTGGGGAGTAAGTCACAAGACCAAGCGTTGTGACCAAGCTCTCGAAACGCTTGACGTACGATGCCGCTAAACTCGCAACCAACTAAAACCCTCACGTGCTTTCAAGTTCTTTCTGCACTGCTTCGTAGGCATCGGTGTGCTTAATCCAACCATCGCATGTGGTAGCGTCCTTAAACAACCGGGATAGAAGGACACGCAACCGCCTAATCTCTCTCCCCTGAACGCAGGGCAACCGCTGACAGTTATCGTGGCAGGTGTGGATGCCGTTGAGGGTCAAACGCTTCACCTCACTCTCAAGGACTTCGATGCGGTCTGCGGCTTCACCAATGTCCAGAGTGTCCCCAGCGCGAAGTCGCTTCACAAGGTCACTACGTTCCGTTTTGGCGAGGATTTCGTTGAACACATCTCGTGTTGCGTCGATAGCTGTCTCTGTTGCAAGTATTCCGCAGCCATTATGAGCGTCGATCTTCAGAACAACCACATCCCGTAGCGCCTCAATAACGGCGCGAATACACGTCCGGTTTCTTTCTGATTCGTTTGGCAGAAAATCTTTGTTGTTTCGAGTAAATTCAAACCAAGCTTTGAAATAAACTTCAACCAGATCATCAAGTGTCATGGCTTCACCGCAAGAATTTTACTGAACACCGACATAGCATCTCCTAGGTTCCATGTTGGATTAACATAGTAATCGGGAAACACTTCATCCCGCAGCGCCTCAATAACGGCGCGGATACCTTTCTCTAAGTCGTGGTCTGCAAAAGGGTGCTCTGGATTAAAACTACCCTCTTCAAAGATTTTAACAAGATCATTTAGCGTCATCGCGTTCCTCTTGATTCAGCTTGGCTACAATACGTTCCGCAGCGATGCGATACGTACCACGCATACCTGTAGTAACGCTCAAGTCACCGTTGTAAAAGTCAAGCAGCGTGTCCATAATGATAGTGAACACTTCGTCTTCAGTCAATTTTTTCATGCTGGATACTCCCAATCTTTTGCCGGATCAATTAATCCGAGTTCTTCGTGGAACACTTTCTTGTACTCAACTGCACTAGGATCGTTTGGAATGCCATCTGAAGGACGAAAATACTTCCGACGACAACCACGCTCGTACAGACCTGAATGCTTTTGCATACGTTCACGATATTCCTCCACTGGTTCAAGGTCAACAGTAAAAATACCTAGTTCTGCTAGGTAGGTGAGCAGGTACGCTACGTGGTACCTGTAAATTTTGTCCCATCGTCGGCTAACCGACTTGTACACGCGCATGGGGTACGCCTTGCCGTCCTTGGCATGGATTCGAAGGGTCGTTTCGATAACGTCCTGTTTGAACTCCTTGGAAAGGCGCTTAACTCGGCGCAAATAATCTTTACGCATGGCTTATGTTATACTCGAAGGGTGGCGGAAATACGCCATTTCTTGCAAAAGTTTTGTTAAAAAGGAGTCAGATTCTTATGGATAATAAGCCTTGGTATCAGTCGCAGACCATCTGGTCGCAGATCATTGTCGTTGCTGGCGTGGTTACATCGTTGTTTGGCTACGAGTTGGCTCCTGACGCCTCCCAAGAAATTGTCCAAGCGGCAGGTGCCGTTGCCTCCGGTGTAGCGGCGGTATTCGGCATCGTGGGCCGCTTCAAAGCTGGCGGTGTGTTCATAAAGAAACCGTCCGGTTCGTAAGACCGTGAACATACTAGAATGACTAGCGTAATCACGCTTGTAACACTGGTGCTCACCCTGCTCAACCGTTTTGTTGAGTGGGGTGCGCGCTCCAAAGTGTTCAAAGAAGATGAGGCAATCATTGCTTCGCAGGTACTTACCCGTGTCCTGAAGGATATTGAAGATGCCAAAAATGCTCGTGAGGCTATTAATCGTGAGTTTGCTGACGATCCCGATAGCGTCATGCAACCTGATGAGTTTACTAGACCCCCCAAAGATAAGCGCCCCGGTACTTAGTACGCGGGGAGCCAACTTTTGTGAGATAGCCAAGCCCATCGGCTGGTCTGCCCAAGATACTCCTGAGACAGTACGAGAGATCAAAGAACACAATCGCGTATTTGTGACTCTTTGTCGTCAGCCGCCGAATCAACCGTCGCCGACTGCCTTTTAGCCCGTTTGATGGCTTCCACTTCGTGCATGAACGCTTCGAAGTACATCGTGAACTTCCGGTGTGCTTCGTAACCATCCACCACTAGAATTGGCCTTGTGAACGAATACGTCCCGTCAATCATAAAGTGATCGGCGTCCGGGTCGTAGATAAATCTAAGCTGTTGCGCTGCGGTCATGTCATTCCTCCAAATAGTTAATGCAAAGATACAACATCAGTAAGTAGCTCAAGATGGACAGGGTGACAATCATATGAGCCACCACCAGAGGAAGGCACCTGTAGTAGCGCCTACATAAAACTCAGCCACCATACTGCCGTGGTAGTCCTTTGGACGAGGAGTGTACTCCCCAAGCAAGTACAACAAGCCGTGAGTACCACCTAGAAGGGTAAACCAGAGGGCTAGGGAAGGTGCGAGTACAACAAACGGCAACATGACCGTAAAGTTCCGTACAAGCCCGATAAAGGTCATTCCAGCGAGGTTATAGGGGATCAGCTTGGCATCGGTCCAAGTAGGGTCAGGAAGCCCTCCAAAGAGCTTTGGGAGCCACCATTCGGTCAGGAGTTCGGTAGTGTTGACCTTCTGTCCATTCGCCCACATTTCTTTCCAGTACGACATTGACGAAACCATGTGGGCACCGTGCCCCCAAAGGGCAAGAGAAGCGAAGACAAAAGTAATACACAAGAGCGCCCTGTACCACATTTCGGAATTAGGGGTCGTACCGTACCAAAGAAGCAGCCCTACGGGTACAGACCAGATAAGACGCATGGTCTGGGTGCGTTGCTTGCCACCCCACTCCCAGCCGTATCTTCGTGATAGGTTGGAAAACCAACCACCCCGAAGGCGATACAACAAACCAAATACAATACCTGCAAGTACTACTGGTCCAAAGGATGACAACGTGGACATATTCGGGAAGCCTCCTGTTTGATAACTGCCTGAATTTCAAGTTCAAGGTCTTCTGACAACGAGGTCAGGATACCTTGTGTATACGGCAGTAACATATTGTAATCGTTGTGGTTGAGTATTTTGGTAGCAATACCGTTGATTGCACCAAGAAGTTCAGAAAGATGTGCCTGCATAGTGGGTTGTTCCAAGAAAAGGAAACCAAGGGGGTTCTCCCCTTGGTCCTTACATAGTGGGTTTAAGCGGCTTCACCAAGGCGCGTAACCAAAGCAGTCTGAGGCCGTACCGTAGCACTTGGCTTGACCTCGTAGATCAGAAGGTTACGATTGAGGCGCTGTCCGTACGCACTAGCGTCCTCGAACGAAGAAAACAGATGCAACGCTGTCTTTACAGGTACAACCTCATGTGGCTGCTTGCCATTCTTGGCCTTAGTCAGATCAGCCGGGATTGCACTGTTAACTACAAAAGGCTCTTCGACGCACCAGAACGAACCTTCAGGAATCTTACTGTCCTGAACTGATTCGTCAACCTTTGGTGTTGATACCATTTCAACAACAGTGTGGTTGTCTGGCTTCGCAGCACCGAGTCCAAGAAATTTAGCCATTTTGTATTTCTCCTTTTTTGTTCAAGCAAACGAGGGTAGGCGGGGATTCACCTACCCTTCGGTATTGGCCTATAGGACGGTCAAGGACGCCCTATTGGCTTCCGCCCGCTGGCTATGCCCAAGCTTTTCTAAAGCCCGCCAGAGGACGTTACATTCAAAGGTGATCTTTGCCACCCTTGAATTCTTGCCGATGTACTTGTCGCAAACAAGATACTCCTGAAGCTTCTGTTCAAGGTACATCGCTTTCTTCCACAGTTGAGACTCGCTCAAGGTACTGGGGTTGTAATTAAGTGGATACTCCATGGGTTTCACTGTCCTTTCGAGTGAATAGCAATAGCTTCTGCCCTAGCAGCCGTATTGCGCAAGACATCCATAAATCCTTCCAGATCGGTAAGGCTACCTTGGTACATTCTTGTACCAGCCTCATTCCAGATATGCAAGGTCACTTTACCCTCATCGCTGACAACGATGCTGGTAGTGTAGACGTTAGGGTCGCCCCCTAAGGGCATAAGCATTTGATTTTCCTTCACAATTTAGATCACAAACAATTCACTTGACACGATTTTGGGAAGTCAGTATAATCTCTTAGTTCCCTCTTAGTTAGAACTAGAGAAGAAGCAATAGATGATAAAGACAAACAGTACAAAAATCATTAGTGTTTCAGCCACGAGGTGGTTAGATGTTCCTTCTAATTGCAATCAGTGAGCAAAGATTTTTGACAGATATTGGTTGTCAAAGCAAGCATCTTCTTCGAAGGCACTGGCATCGGGAAGGGTGTTGAAGTGCATGTAGTGGTAGATGTACTCTGCTGCACGATCAATATCCTTATTGATCCATTCCATGATGGCTTTCGAACCACCGGACATCTTAGCCATGATGAGAACCTTGACAGCATCGTCAGGATTTTCAATCAGCCAATTCAAAGTCTCGTTCCTAGAGCTAAGCTTGAGGGCAGCGATGTTAAGCTTGCTGGTCAACTCTTTGTCTTCCGTTACGGGCGGCGTGATAGGAACAACCACGGCGCTCGCTTGGCTCTTCTTACGCTTGGTGAGAAAAGCCCGCAACTTGTTGCCGACAGATTGGTCGTACACAAGTGTCTGGGTGACGTATCGGTCGTCAAGCAACCAACCGTA